ATGAAAAAAATCTCTTTAATATTTATAGCTTTAAGCTTTGTTCTTTTATTTATATTTTATGGAAATGATGAAGTGCCTAGATACTCTTCTACAGGAGATAGAGATACTATGGAATCATTTGGTGTAGATGGACAGTTTGCCATCTATAAATTTTCTGATGAAAATTTCAATAAAAAATTAGATTTGTATGATACTAAAAATCAGGACGCTATTGATATTATATCAAATTATAAAGAAATAGAACCGTATGTTTATACTATAGGAGAAAAAGGTTATACTAAATTAAACTATGCCAATGGGAATCTTATACAATCAAATGATTTAAACAAATTTTCAAATAATGATAAAGCTATATTTGAAGATTTAAACAAATAAAAAGAAATGCTTTTATAATAAATTTATTATAAAAGCATTTTTTTATTCTATATGTGTAGCAAAGGAATGACATAAATGACCATCTGGAAGTAAATAAATAGAATAAATCTAGATAATAATGTAGCTTAATTAATTTAACTTTGGTTAGATGAGTTTGTGTTTTAGCTTCTAAATTATTTATATATAATCTTACTAGATTTAAGAGTTTATAATTAGTGTATTTTACCATTAATCTAGAATTTTGGTTCAATAAGATTTGATATTATATACTGAAAATATGGACACAAAATATCTTAATTTATATTAACTTTATCTGAGTTAATATAAAGTTAAGCTTAGTTTTTAAAGAATTTTATTGTATAATTATAAATGATTTAAGTTTAAGAGGTGAAAATTATGGCAAAAGATAAGAAGCTTAAGACAAATGCTATGAGAATATTAGATTCTAAAAAGGTTTCATATGAAATGTTAAGTTATGAAAGTGAAGATGAAAAGATAGATGGAATTTCTGTAGCTCATAAAATTGGAGTAGATGAGAAAAATGTATTTAAAACATTAGTAGCTCAAGGAACAAGCAAAGAGTTATATGTTTTTGTTATACCAGTTGCAGAAGAATTAGATTTAAAAAATGCTGCTAAGATAGCTGGAGAAAAAAAGGTTGAAATGATAGCAGTTAAGGATATAATGAAATATACTGGATATATTCGTGGTGGATGTTCTCCAATGTTTATTTAGACAAAAATAAAATAGATGTTACATGAAAGTAACATCTAACGAATCAGTTTCAGGATCATATATAATTTCTTTAAATAAACTCATAGCTATTTTCCTTTTGTCATCTACACTAAGTTCATCATTAAATGCAAGTATATTATTATAAACTAATGAACTATCTTTTTTAGTATTTGAATTAAGCTCTTGTAATTCTAGTTGTAGTAAATTATCTTTTAATATAGATTTTTCTTTTACTAATTCTTCTAATTTAGATATAAAAATAAGGGAAGCTTCGTTACTTAGTAGAGCTATTTTGTCAGTAAGGTTATTTATAGTTTTATCAATACTTTTTATTTGCTTTTTTATAGTATCTATTTTAGAAGAATTATCTATTTTATTAGAAAAATATGAAGAATTAAATGTTTTTTTATCTTTAAGCAAATGTATAAGTTCAGATACCTTAGATTCTAATATTTCTTGTTTAACCCTTTTAGTATTTTTACAAGTTTTCAATTTGCCACGAACAGCATCTCTACAAGAGTAGTAGCTATAAGTAGAAATATATATTTTTTCTTCACCATATTTATTATAATATTTAGTTTTATTTGTTTTGGTTTGTCCACAAAATGTTTGACCACAATACTTACATCTAATTGTTTTAGTAAGCCAAAATTTCTCACTAAATCGATTACCTTCTCTTGATATATTTTTATCCATATCTTTATTTATAGAAATCCAAACAGAAGGTTCTATTAATCCAACTATATCACTAACAATAGCATATTTAGTTTCTTTATCTGTATATGTTAGATATGAATGTATATTATCTTCATCACCTTGAACTATATATCCTTTAGTTTTTAAGTATAAAGATACAGAGGGGGAGCTTTTAACATATATAGGTTTTCTTAATGTGGTAGCTAAAGTTCCACCAAGAAAATTATGATTATATTTTTCTTTTATATATTTAATAATATTAGAGTTTTTTTCTTTTTCATATTTCATATTAAAAACATCTAAAATCATATCTTGTTTATTCCATTCAAGTCCACCATTTAAACCATTTTTAAATCCAGTAGGAGGAGAGCCACCAGTCCATTTACCTTTTTTAGCTACAGATAATAAATTATCTTTTACTCTTTGTTGAATATTAGTTCTCTCCATTTCAGCAAAACTAGCTAATAGTGTTAACATGACCTTCCCCATTTGAGTATTAGGGTCAAAGCCTTCACTTATAGAAATAAGTTCAACATTATTTTCTTTAAATAGTTCTAATATTTTTAAGAAGTCTAGGGTATTTCTAGCAATTCTATCTACTTTGTAACAAACAACTATATCAATTTCATTTAGTTGAGCTAGTCTAAGCATCTTTTGGAATGCAGGCCTATTTGTATTTCCACCTGAAAAACCTTCATCTTCAAAAACTTTAAATTTAGCATTAGGAAATTTATTATTTATGTAATCTTTACACATATTAATCTGAGTTTCTATGGATACTGATCCTTCAACTAGAACAGATTTTCTTGAATAAATAGCAACTTTTTTCATAGTAAGACCTCCATTAAACTGAACAAGAATTATAAATTATTTCATCTTCCATAATTATTGATTTAGATATTCTAAACTTATCTTCCTTTAGGTAGATTGATAATAACTTATATTTTATGATTTCTTCGGTAACATTAAAATGGAGAGCCAATCCACTTAAAGTACCAGATATGTGTAATAAAGCTCCAATTATTTCTTCGTCAGAAATTAAATAGTTAGCAGCCCATATTCTAGCTTTCTTTTCTTGCTTACTTCTATTAATTTTATCAGAGTAAGTTATACATTCAGAAGCTAAATTGCCTGAAGAAGTAAAGTGATGACCAAGTTCTTCAGCTAATACAGATATATATTTTCTAGTATCAGTAAGTAAATTTTTATGTATTCCAATTATAGGGTTTATTCCTGATACTTTAAAATATATACCTTCAATGTTAGATGATTTAAAATAAATTTCTTCTAATTCTATGTTTTCATATTCAATTAAACTATAAATATCACTTAGACTTTTCATTAGTGTCACCATCCATTTTATTTATTTTCAGGATAATTATAACATTTATTTTTGAAAATGTCGAACGTATGTTCTTGTGGGTTGATTTTCTTTTTTATAAGATTTATGATATAATAATTAACTCATAAAAATATTGTTTAGAAGTTTTAAACCTGGTATAATTCATTATAGAAGGAGTTGAAATTAATGAATTGTATAGATTTATTTGCTGGTGCAGGAGGGCTATCTGAAGGATTTATAAGAAAAGGGTTTAAATTTTTTGCACATGTAGAAATGGATTATGCAGCAAGTTTAACATTGAAAACTAGACAAGCATATTATTTTTTAAAACGCAATAATAGATTAAATATATATAATAACTACATATCAGGGCAAATATCTAGAGAAGAATTCTATTCAATGATTCCTAATAGAGTTTTTAAAACTGTTATAAACAAGGAGATAAATTCTGAAACAATAGAGGATATTTTTAGAATAATTGATGAGAATAGAAGAGGAAAAGATGTAGATATAATCATTGGAGGACCTCCTTGTCAAGCATATTCTGTAATAGGTAGATCACGAGATCCTAATGGTATGGCAAAAGATAAGAGAAATTATCTATATAAGGAATACTTAAAGTTTTTAAATAAGTACTCACCAAAATTATTTGTATTTGAAAATGTAACTGGGTTATTGTCAGCTCAAAATGGTAAAATATTTAAAGACATGAAAAAAGAATTTCTTAAAGCTGGATATAATATTGATTATAAAATTCTGAATGCTAAGGATTTTGGTGTTTTAGAGAATAGAAAGCGAATAATTCTTATGGGGTGGAGAAAAGATATAGATTTTTCATATCCTGAATTTAAAGTAATAAATAATAATTATACTATAAAAGATATTTTTAATGATTTACAGGTGATTAAAGCAGGTGAGGAAGGAAATTTATATATAAAAGATATAAATACTTATTTGAAAAAAAGTAAAATAAGAACAGATAATGATATTCTTACACAACATATTAGTAGACCTAATAACAAAAGAGATCTTGAAATTTACAGATTATATGTCAAATATTTTAATAATAATAAAGTAAAATATAAATATAATGAGTTACCTGAGGAGTTAATTACTCATAAAAATAAAGATTCTTTTTTAGATAGGTATAATATAGTTCCATATGAAGGAATATCTCATACTGTTGTTGCACATATTGCAAAAGATGGACATTATTATATTCATCCGGATATAAATCAAAATAGATCTATAACAGTTAGAGAGGCAGCAAGAATACAATCTTTTCCTGATAACTATTATTTTGAATCATCAAGAACTACGGCATTTAGACAAATAGGAAATGCAGTACCACCTTTAATGGCAGAAAAAATAGCGAAAAAAATAAAGAATAGCTTTAAATAGCTATTCTTTATTTTATTCATTAATATATTGTTCTAAATCATCAGATATTATTTTAAGATCAGATAAACTAGGTTGACCTTGTCTAGAAAAATACATTCCAAATCTAGCTGTAATATCTTTTAAGAAATCACCTGTTACATTTCCATAACAGTAACATTCTTTTAAATCATTTTTATTGATAGATACAACTGTTTGAAAATTGATTAAACCACCAGGAAAGTTTTTATATCTTGGCAAAAAGTGATATTTAAGTGCATCACTATTGCTAGTTAATTTTCTAATTGCAACTTGTCTTTTGTCTTCTCTTTTTGATTTAAAAATTTCTTTTAAAATACTTCTAGAATTCTCAAAGCTATCTATTTTTATTAATTGATAATAATCTGTTTTATCATTGGATATGTCACAAGCTGGTGTTAAATTTATATAATTACATTCATCATATTTTAAAATTGTACCACATTGTATTTTGTCAGAAGATGGTGGCATAATATAAAATTCATATGGTTTTACACATAAATCCATACCATTAGTGTCATAAGTAAAATATTCTTTAATATAATTAGCTGTAAAGCGAATTAGTGAATCTTCTGTAATATCATAATTAGAATTTATTAAATCTACTGATATATAATTCCAAAATAGATTACTAATAATTTTATTTAATTTACCATCTTTGCTAAACACGGTTGTTAAACCACATTTTTCTAAATTGCAAAACTCATTTAAGACATCATTAATATTAGCTTCTGCACGATCAATTATTTTTATAAAATCAATTTTCTCTATATCAACTTTTAAATCATTAGTAAAACCTGAGATTATAGTTGTTGGTATAGTAAAAGAAGATAATATAGCTTCTATAAGCTGATTGCCAGTTTCACCATCTTGTTTATTCGTTAGTTTTAAATCAACTATTGCATAGTTTATATTTTTTGTTGTTAATAAATATAGTGCATCTGATAATGTGTTAGATATAAAGCAATTAAATTGATATTCTGAGCTAATCAAATTAAAAGCATTAACACTTTTTTTATAGCTTTCTGTAATCATTGTATCATCGTCTAATATTAGTAAATTTAATTCCATAAAATCATCCCTACCTATTTAATCGTATTGTAAAATATGCACCTTCTGAACATGAAAATGCTTTGATTTCTCCATTGTTTCTTTTTATTGCTTCACCACAAATAGCCAAACCTAAGCCTGTTCCACCACTTTTAGTTGAAAAATCAGGATTGAAAATAATCTCGCTATCAATAAGTGATGAATCAATACCTGGTCCATTATCTTTATAAATAATTTCAATATATTCTTTATTGTCTATAATGGTTATATCTATTTTTTTATTTGTAATTTCAATTTGTGAGAGCCAATAAACACTATTATCAATTAAATTAGTAATAGTAGTTAATATATCTTCTTTATATCCATTAAAAATTATTTTATCTGAAGAAAAATTACATATAATATTTTTAGATTTTAATTCTTTTTCAAAAATGCTAATTGAAGATTGAACTTGTTTGGTTAAATCAAAATCTTTCTTTTGGAGATTTGCTTTAAAAGCTAATGGTTTAATTCTTTTAAAAAGAGATGCTAATAAATTAGTATAAACTTCTCCAGATTCTGATTCATCAATTATATTATCTATACATAAGAATTTTTTTTGTAAATCATCAGACTGCTTTAGGATTGATGAATATATGCTTAAGTTAGTACTCATATTTCTTAATCCTTGAATAGGTTTGCTACCTTCATGTAGTAAAATCATAACTATTTTACCTAATGTAGCTTGTCCTTGATATGTAGCAATTACTTCATTTAATTCATGGATCATTGTTTCTGTAGATTCTTTAGCATTACCAATTAAATTGCTAACCTTTGATTGCTTATCATTAATTTTATCATCAGAAATTATTATTGCATCAATATCAGATGATAATTTATTAAAATCAAATGCCTTTTGAATAATATCATAAAAAGTTTTCTGCTTTCTACCTTTTCCGGATTTTTTTCTATACATTGCTCTTCTTGTCTCTAATAAGGAGAGTGCAGATTTAGTTAAATATAAAAGACCAAAGTATTCAGCATTTTCTTTAAGCCCTTCTCTTGAACTACGCTCAATTAAATTAGAAGACTCCTCGTCATTAATTATGATAGTTCCACAAACTTGATTATTACCTATTTTCAGAGATGGATTTTGAACTCTATCTTTATCTAATGATAGCCAATCATAATTTAAATCTCCATAAGGTCTAATTCGGAAATTATTTCTATATATATTAACTCCAGAAATTTCATTTAATAGTTGTCTTGTTTCTAATTTGTTTAACATACTGTTACTTGAGTTACTTATTTTGTCTTTTAATATATCTATATCACGTGGATCCCTATCAAATACTCGTAAATCAATAAATATATCACCACAATATTTATAATCTTCATTTAGTGGAAGTGTAAATTTATTGCAAGAAACTTTTTCAGATTGTATTATTGATTCACAAGCATTTTCATATGTTAAATCAAGCAATCCATCTTTAGAAATTGTTCCATAAATTCTATAATTATAAAAATCTAATAAATTAATAGGCATAATTTTCTCATTATAATCATAACCGTTATTAAAATCACAATTTTTTGTTTGAAAAAATATTTCAAATGGTAAATCCATGGTACTTTTTTCATTAATAGGTGATATTAATGTTCGTAATTCTTTTATTAATTTATCTATTGTATTTTTGTTCCAAATGAAATTGACGTTAGAATCATGTAATATTTTTATTGTTGTACCACTAGAAAGATTAGAATTTTCATATTCTAAATAAATAGGAACATCTTCTAAATAATCATATTTATTAAAATCATACCAGTCTAATTCAACAGTTGTTTTAATTCCATTTAAGTCTATGGTTGTCATTTTGAATTTATTACCTAATATAGAAGAAGCATATCTTCCAATACCTTTTTTACCTAGAAATACTCTTCCAGAAGGAGAAGAACTCTTTCTGGCTTTATTACGCGTTGCCGGAACTAACCAAGTCCCAGTAACAATTTCAGGTGACATTCCATGACCATTGTCAGTAATTGTAATAGTTAAATCATCATTATTACTAGTTGAAAAATCATAACAGATACGAACAGTTGTTGCGTCTGCATCATAGGCGTTTTTAACTAATTCAATTATTGCAGCAAATGGATCTTTAATAATTTCAGAACCAATAGTATTTAATATATTAGCCGATGGTTTTATTTTATATAAATTTTCCATAAATTACTCCTTCCATTTATTTTATTTTTTATATTTATGTTTAACATATTCAATAAAATCTTCAATTTCTTTTTTTGCTTCCTCCGGAAGCTCATCATCAATACCATTATCATTATGCAAAGCAATAGTAGTTGAGTTATCTTTTAATAATTGTTCAGCAGATTCTCTTATTTCTGTCTTCCCAATTAAGTAATCTACAGATACATTAAAATAATTTGATAAAGTTTGTAGTGTTTCTGTATCTGGAGTTCTTCTATTTTGTTCATACATTCCAATAGCACTAGCTGATGTTTTTAATATATTAGCGAGTTGAGCTTGGGTTAAATCCTTCTCTTTTCTTAAAGTCTTTAATCTATTTCCAAACAATTATATTCACCATCCTTATATATATATATTTTACACAAAATGTGAAGTTAAAAACATCTATAAAAAGATTAAAACACAAAAAGTGTAGAAAAGCTTGACTATACACAAAATGTGTAGTATATTTAAATCACACGATAAGTGTAGGAGGTTTATATGAATAGTTTACAAAAGTTTAGACTAAATAAGAATTTAAGCAGAAGTGAAATAGCAAAATTACTAGGAATTTCCGAATCATACTACACTAAAATTGAATTGGGAATAAGAAATCCTAGTTATAATTTCTTAAAAAAATTTAAAAGTAAATTTAGATGTACTTTAGATGAAATTTTTTTTGCAAACTAACTACACTTAATGTGTAGTTTAATTATCACATGAAAGGAGAAGAAAATATATGGCAAAGCAACCAACTAAAGCAGCTAATAATGTGTATTGTATTGCAAGAAAAAAGGCTGCTGAATTTAATTCAAAATTTTCAAGTAGGGAGGGTGCTTCAGAGTTCTTAGGAATTTCAAAGGATTCATTAACTGATTATGAATTAGACCTTTGCAAAGTAGTTCCAGTAGATAAGGTTGTTATTATGGCAGAAGCATATAATGCTCCTGAACTTTTAAATCATTATTGTTGTAATGAATGTCCTATTGGCAAGAGAATTACTCCAATAATTGAATCAGAGAATATTTATAATTTGTATAAGTTTGCAATTTCAGTAGCTAATACATTAGATGATAGTGTTAATATTCAGAAGACATTATTAAAAATAGTTGAAGATGGAGTAATTGATGTCTCAGAAAGAGAAGAATTAGAAGTTATAGTAAAATTCTTTTCAAAATTAGAAAAGAGAGCAGCAGAAATGAGACTTATAGCTGAAAAATATTTAGGGGAGGATTAGGAAGTATGGTAAGAAGAAAAAAAGATGATCCTAAAGATTGGGATAGAAGTTTATTTCCAAAGAAAATTATAAAAGATGGAAATGTATTTATAACAGATGGATATATAGGAACAACTAAAGTAAGAATATTGAAACAACCATCTATGGAGGCTATAGAAAAATTTAATAATTTATTAGCTAAAAAGGCTATAGAGCTTGAAAATGAAAAGGCTAAAGAAATAATACAATGCAAATGATTTATACAAGCTATAGGAGGTACTTATGGTATTAAAAGCAATTCAAAGATTAAAAAACAAATATTCAAGTTGTGATTTTAAAACTATTTTATTTATTGCAGAAGAGGATATCAGATTTAATAGACTTGGATTTGGAAAGAAAACATCACAACTTAAATTCTTAGAGATTTTAAGTGAAGCAGAAATGCTAGTAAGAAGGGTTTAAATATGGATATAGTTGAGATGAATAAAATTATTGAAAAAATAATAGAGCTATCTCTAAATGGTATGTCATATAAAGAAGCTCTAAAGAAGTGTATTGATACCGACCAAAGCAATCAATGCACTCAAAAATATTCACAAGTTAATTTTAGCATCGAAGATTAATTTAGGCAAGAAAAGAGGTGTATAAAATGAAATACACAATTCATGGGTTAAGTCAGAGTAAATTAATAGAAGCAGGATTAGATAATGATGATGCTCTCATATTATCAGTAATTAAGGATATGTATTCAAGTAAGAATATGCAATTTCAAATTATTGATGGAGAACGTTTTTTATGGATAGATCAAGGATATTTGTTTTCACAGATTCCAATTATAGGTTCTCAGAGAAAGTTGCAAAGAAAGCTTAAAGCATTATGTGATGAGAATTATTTGGAAAGAAGATTACTTTTTGAAAAGGATAGTGTAAAAGGAAAGTTTTCATATATAAATATAACTAAAAAATTAGATTCACTAAGCGAATACTTACCTTACGACAAAATGTCGCAAGGGTTACGACAAAGTGGCATAAGGGTTACGACAGAATGTCGCAACAAAGATTCTTCTATAAGAGATACAAATAATATTATATATAGTCGAGTTATAGATTATCTTAATTCAAAGACTGGAAAATCATATAAATCTACAACTAGAAAGACACAATCTTTAATTAAATCAAGGATAGATGAGGGATTTAATGAGGAAGAGTTCTTTAAGGTTATAGATAGTAAAGTTTCTGAATGGAAAGGTACAGAGTATGAAAAATATTTAAGGCCTGAAACTTTATTTGGTAATAAGTTTGAAGGATATTTAAATCAAGACTTTGGATCAGGAAAAAAAGAAATAAGCAAAGGTAATCTTAATATAAAGAAAGGTAATTTTGATTATTAAAGGTGAGAGTATGGAGAGCAATTATGCTATTGATAGTGAAAAAGCTATTTTAGGAACTATTATACAAGATAATGATTTTATGATAAAAGCTATGGGTTCTTTGGAAGAGAATGATTTTTATAGCTCTAAAAACAAAATTACATATAGAGCTATGAGAGAGTTGTTTAAGAATAACATAAGTTTTGATTTAACAATAGTAGCTGAGAAGTTATCCAAAGAAATAAAGGCACAAGCTATCACCTTATCTGATTTAACTGAAATATCATATCACACATCAAGAGGTACATTTGATAGTCATTTAAACTTAGTTAAAGAAAAGAGCAAGGAAAGAAAGTTAATTGTTGCTTGTAAAAGCATAATAACTAATGGTGGAAGTATTGAATCAAAAGTGGATTTATTACAAAATACTTTGCTTGATCTTAATTCATCAGATAGAGAAGATAAGGTTTATACAATGAGTGAGGTAATGGAGAAAACTTTAAACAAGATTGAGAAAGCTTTTAATAATAAAAGTGGATTAACTGGAATAAGTACAGGAATTAAAAAAATAGATAATGCAACAAATGGATTAGAGAAAAAAGACTTTATTGTATTTGGAGCAAGGCCTTCAATGGGAAAGACAGCCTTATCACTATCAATAATGGAAAATATAAAAGGCAAGGTTCTTTATATTCAGTTAGATATGAGTACAGAAGGAATGGGACAAAGGTTATTAGCTTCGAATTCATGTATAGAAAATGGAAAGATTGCTAGAGGAAGGTTTAATGATTCTGAGATGAATAGCATATTAAATGTTTTTGATAGATTAAGCAGGAAGAATAACATATTTGTTTATGAACCTGCATCAATAACAGTAAATCAAATAAGATTAATAGCTAAAGAAATTCAAATAAAGCATGGGTTAGATGTAATCATAGTAGATCATATAGGGAAAATAAGACCAACAACAAAGGGAAGTAAATATGAACAATCAAGCTATATATCAAATTCATTAAAGGCTATGGCTAAAGAGTTAAATGTGGCAATGGTAGCATTATGTCAACTTTCAAGAGCATCAGAGCAAAGAGCAGACCATAGACCAATACTATCAGACTTAAGAGATACTGGAAGCATTGAAGAAGATGCTGATGTAATAGGACTTCTTTATAGGGATGGTTATTATAGAGCAAGAGAGGATAAGGAAGATATAGTGGATGATGTTTTAGAAATAAACTTTGCTAAGTGTAGAAATGGTAGAACTGGAGTAGTTGAATTAAATTATAATTTACCAACTCAAAGATTATCAGAATTTTAGGAGTGATTAATATGAAACTAAGTAAAGAAGAATTTGTTGCTAGATATGTTAATGACTTAAAAAAGAAGCGTAAGGCAAAAGAACTAGAATATGATAAATACAAGTTTACTGCTATTGCCATAGCAAGAGGAAGAAATAATAGAAAGTATTATGACTAGAGAGGATGATTTAAATGAATAAAGTTGTTTTAGTTGGTAGATTAACTAAAGACCCTGAATTAAAATTTACTGTCAATAAAGGAACAGCAGTAACAAGGTTCACATTAGCAGTAAATAGAGATTACAAAAAAGAAGATAGAACACAAGAAGCTGATTTTATAAATTGTATAGCTTATTCAAAGAGAGCTGAGGTTATAGCTCAGTATTTAACTAAAGGTAAAAGGTTTAGTATAGCAGGAAGTATTAGAACTGGAAGTTATGATGCACAAGATGGGACAAGAAGATATATAACTTATGTAGTAGTTGATGGATTCGATTTTATTGATTCAAGTGATAGTAAATTAAATAATGATAATTTCAATGATGATATGATACCAGTTGATGATGGGGATATTCCATTCTAAGTAAAATAATATTTAGAAGTTTTGACATTGAACTTATTAATTCTACTGAAAAGAGAATAACAAAAAAGAAATAAACTTTTAGTAAATCAGAGGAGTAATAAATATATAAGCATTCTTAAAATACAATAATATTTTTGATGAATTTATAAAAATGTTTTTTAAAATTGAATAGTGCGATATTTAATTTATGATAAAATAAAAATGTACTTATCTTTTAAGTTTTTTATTATAAGATTAGGTAGTATAAGTTTTTGATAAAAGGAGGTGAAGATATGAAGGATATGTTGGACAAAAACGGGAATGAATTAAAAGGATCAGCAAGATGGCTTAGACAAATATCAATCGATGGAGGTCTAGAAAAGCATGATAAAAAAGTAGCTATGGAGGCATTTGAAGATTTCTTAGATTCTAGACCAAATGTTTCTAGAGCAATAGCTGAGGATGAAGCTAAAAAAAGAAGAAAGTTGTTAAAACTAGTTAAATAAGGTGACAATAAGTAATGAAAAATATCGCATTATTCATCAATGAATATGCGGTATTTTTTTATTCAAAATTAGAAATTAGCTAATAAAGGACAAGTTATGTTAAATTAATTTGTAATATGCAAAAGTAAAATAGTATTAATAAAAAGTAAAGTGAGGTATTCAAATGATAGGTAATATGATTAAGTTTAAGGATGATGTAGAAGGATTATTAAAGGGTTATAAAGAAACAGTAAGAGAAATAAGAGCTTTGGAATTAGAAATTGCAACTATAGAAAATGAATATCAAGGATGTGGAGCATTACAATATTCAGAAAGAACTGGGACAACTTATAAAATAACATCACCAGTAGAAAATGAAGTTTTATCAAAAGAAAAGAGAATACAGTTTCTTAAATACTTAAAAAGAAATAAGGAGTTGAGGATAAAGAAAATAGAAAACCTAATATCATGTTTAGATGAAGTTGAGTATGAGATAATCACATCATATTACTTTAGAGGAATGAATATGGAGAGTATTGCTGAAAGGTTAGGAATGAATCCTAAATATCTTATATGCAAAAAATCAAAAATAATTAAGAAAATAGAGTTAGATATGATGAATTTAAAAAGTCTAACTAATTTCTGACTAAACTCTAACTATTATGTGGTTGAATAGCTAACTTTATATGCGTTAATATAATAGTATCAAATGAATAACCACTTAAACTTTAGAAGAGCTAACCTTATAGTTGGCTCTTTTTACTTTGTAAAAAAAGAGGTGAGATAAATGGAAAAGAGAAAGTTACCTATATATATGTTGTGGGAAGGGAACAGACTTAAATGTGCATGTTCATTTTTCTCACCATTATGTAGTAAATATCAAAAAGGAAAGTGTCAAGAAGAAGTAGTTATTTATGATCCTTGTCAAGGGATTAATGAATGTATGAAACATAGTAGCTACAAAAGAATTAAAGGATCATTAAGACAAAAATAATTAGTAATATAGATTAATAATAAATTTTAATATATCAAATGTGAGGTGGTGATATGAAAGATGTTAGAAGATACGAGAAGGGAGCAGCTTCTCCTATTCCAGAAGAAAAAATAAAAATTTTTAAAGAAAAAATTAAAGAGTATGGTGAGAATGAAGTATATAGGGAAAGAAACTATATGCTTTTTTTAATTGGATTAGGTACTGGCTTTAGACTGCAAGACTTAGTAACTCTTTTAATAGGTGATTTAAAAGATTCGATAAGGTGTGGTTACTTAGAAATACAAGAAGAAAAACAATATAATCAATGGAAAAGTAATTTAAGTCGATATCCTAATAAATCTAGACCACCAAAAAGAAGAGTAGAGCTTGGTAACTCTTTAATTAAAGCTTTAAAGAGTTATGTTAAAGACAAAAAGAGATCAGAATATGCATTTCCTTCACGAAAAGGACAACACATAACACAAGAATATTTCAGTAAAGTTCTTAGAAGTATAGGAGATGAATTGAATATTAATAATATATCAGGACATAGTTTGAGAAAAACTTATGTAACTATTATATATGAAAAAAGTGGAAATGATATTGTAAAAGCTAAAAATGCAATAGGTCATAAAAGTGTAGAAGAAACAAGAAGATATATTGGAGAAGTTGAAAGAGATGTTAAAAAGGCAACTAAGATAATTGATTCTATAATTTAGTTGAATACCTAAAAAATAAATTGGTTGTTATTCAAGGAGATTTGAAAAATATCTACTAATTATATATAACTAAAAAATGAATACATAATAATCACCTATATTAGGTATTCAGAAAAATAATTAAAATGGCTTAAAAGCATTGATAGATAACGATTAGACGGTATTTTATATATTATTAGGTATTCGTTAACTTAATACAAGATTAAAAAATAAAAATACTTTATTTTTCAAAAGTCTATTTATTTTTTTAAAAAGTGAGGTGATATATTGGGAAGACAGAATTATGATGAGTATTTGGAAAATGCTATAGACCGCATAAAAACTATGGTTAGAGATGGTATGACTGATAAAGAAATATCAGAAAAACTTGGGGTAAGTTACTCAACATGGAAAAATAAAAAGGCCAAAAATAAAGTTATTAAAGATGCAATAGATGAGATTAAGGATATTAGAAATCAAGAAGTAGAAGAAGCGCTATTTAAAAATTGCAAAGGCTATCATTACTATGAAGAAGTACCAACCAAAGTAAAAGAAGAAGTTGAAAATGAGAAAGGCACTATTTTAACTGTAGAGAAAGTAGTTATATCTAAAGTTAAGAAGTGGAAGGCAGCAGACTTAGCAGCTCAAAAGTATTGGTTAAATAATAGGAAGAAGGCTATGTGGAAAGAAGATCCTAATAAAGTTGCTTATAATAATAAGATAATTAAGTTAAAGGAAAAAGAGATAGAGGGAAAGGAATGGTAATGTGTGGAATACATTAGATAGCTTCTATCAATCTAAGGAGTGGAAGAAGTTTAGAGAAGTTATATTAGCTGATAGACTTCCTATTTGTTTTCATTGTGGCGAAGCATTTAAGGAAGAGGATACTATAGTTGTGCATCATAAAGAGGAACTTACACTAGGTAATGTTAATGATTATATGATATCTCTTAATCCTGATAATGTAGAGTTAGTACATGATAAATGTCATAACAAGATACATAAGAGAGCTGGATATGGTAGGTACAAGAAAACATTAGGAAGAGGAATCTATATTGTTTATGGTCCACCATTAGCAGGTAAGACTTCTTATGTATTAGAGAATAAAGATAGGCGAGATATTGTAGTTGATATGGATAGATTATATCAAGCTATTACATTGCTACCTTTGTACGATAAGCCTGAGGAGTTAAAGTATAATGTTATGTTTATAAGAGATTCTATTATTGATAATATAAAAACAAAGTATGGTAAGTTCAATAGTGCATGGATCATTGGAGGTTATGCAGATAAATATAAGAGAGAGCTATTACAAAGAGAGTTAGGTGCCGAATTAATATTGTTGAAACCAGATAAGAAAGAACTTTATCGAAGACTAGAAGAAATAACAGATGAAAGAAAAAATAAAAAAGATTTTTGGAAAAGTTTAATCGATAATTGGTTTGAAGAATATTTTGAATAGCCCCCCTTGTTTATTGAAAAAAATCGCTAGCTAACAGTGGATTGCCCAACAGTAGATGCATACACACCAAAGTTTTGACTTTTTTTCAAAAATAATTTGAAAGGAGGAGAAAATTTGAGAAAAGAAGATGTAAGATTAGAAAAAATTAAAAAAGAAGAGGAAAGATTACTAGCTCTTTTTGATGGGATTAGTGAAAAACAGTTAGATTTATCGAGAGGTGCAATATTAGAAGCTGCAAGAATGAAAGTTGAGCTAGATGAATTACAAGAGATTATTAGTTCATCAGAGGGACTTATTAAGATAAATCCTAAGAATTTCTCTCAACAGAAGGAATTACCAGTAAGTAAATTGATAGTAAAAGTTAGAGCTAACTATTTAAATTATATTGCCAAGCTATCTAACATATTAGGTAAAGATAATGATGATGACGATGGGGATGAATTAAATTCTTATGAATAGAAGTAATATATTAGAGTATTATAATAAAATTCAGCAAGGCGAAATAATTGTTGGTAGAGAGTTAATGCTACAATTAAAAACACTAAAAAAAGAGATAGCAGATCCTATTTATCAGAAGGTTAATAAAATAAAAATTGAGTTTGAGGACTCAGAAAAAAGAATAAATTTCATCCAAAATGAATGTAAGCATTTTGAAGCTCCACACGCTGGAAAGCCTTTTATATTAGAAATTTGGCAAAAAGCATTTGTAGAAGCTATATTTGCAATAAAAATTTGGGATGATGAACTTGGGAAGTACGTTAGAAAATATCAAGACGTGCTTTTTTTAGTTGGAAGAAAAAATGGTAAAACACCTTTTATATCTGCAATTTGTCTTTCAGAGTGGTTTTGTGGAGAAATGGGTAAGAAAATACTATGTGCATCTAATGACTATGAACAGGCTGATTTGATGTTCCAAGCAATTAACTCAATGAGAGAAGAAAGTAAAACTTTAGAGAAGGTTACAAGAAAAAATATTAAGGGAATTTTCTTTGGCAATCCAAAACAGAAAAAGAAAAAAGGAAAGTTTAGCTATCAAAATAAAGGTAACATAAGAAAATTATCTGCTAAAAGTGGAGCTAAAGAAGGAAGAAATATAGGGGTAGGAGCTGTAGACGAAGTTTTTGAAATGAAAGATGATACTACAGTAATGCCTATTAGGCAGGCTTTATCCACACAAGACGAGCCTTTATATTTTGAACTAACAACTGAAGGTTTTACACAAGGTGGTTATTTAGACGATAGGCTTATAGATGCTAGGAAAGTTTTAAATGGAGAACTAGAAAGGCCTAGATGGCTAATTTGGTTATGCACCCAAGACTCAGAACAAGAAGTTTGGCAAGATGAAAGTTCATGGGTAAAAAGTAATCCAGGGCTTGGGAAAATTAAAAAGTGGTCATTTTTAAGAAATATGATAGAAGAAGCTAAAACTAGCAATAGTAAAAGAGCTTTTGTATTGGCCAAAGATTTTAATATAAAACAAAATGGTGCATGTGCATGGCTACAGGCTAAAGATATAGAGAATGATTTAACTTTTGAAATAGAAGAGTTAGAGGGATGTATAGCTTTAGGAGCTACAGATTTAAGTGAAACTACAGACTTAACTAATGCTAGAGTTATGGTGTTAAAGAATACAGATAAACCAGGTATACATATGAAATATATGTATACTATGTATTTTATTCCAGAAAGCAAGTTAGGTCAGGTAAGTAGAGAAGATAGAGAGAAATATAAAAAATGGGCAAAAGATGGATGGTTAACTATCTGTGCAGGTAATGAGGTTGATTATTCCGATGTAGTTGCTTGGTATGTGTCTTTATATAGAAAATATAATATAAGGGTTTTTAAAGCTGGATATGATAGGTGGAATGCTAAATCTTTTGTATCTGAAATGGAGGACTATGGTTTTGATTTAGAGAAAATACCACAAGATGTAAATAACCTTAGTAATCCAATGAAAAAACTTGAAGCAGATTTAAAAGAAAATTTAGTTAACTATAATCAGAATCCAATAGATAAGTGGTGCTTAGAAAATGTAAGTATTAAGATTGATGAACTAGGCAGAATAATGCCAGTTAAAGTACAAGATATTAAATTAAGACATATAGATGGAGCTGTAACAATGATTATATGCTATGCTGTCTTAGATAGATTTAAAAGAGATTATTTATATTGTGTAAAATAATTTATTAATTGTGAAAGGAGGTGAGAGGTTGGGGTTATTCGATTATTTTAAGAAAAGAATAAAGAATTATAACATGACAAAAATGCTAAATGGTGATAGGGCTGTATTTACTCAGTTTGGAAATGATGTATATGCATCTGATGTTGTTTTAAATTGTGTTAGATGTATAGCTACAGAAATAAGTAAATTACAACCTAAGCATATAAGAACAGATAGTAATAGTGGAATACAAAAGGAAGTTAATAGTAATCTTAATAGACTTCTTAAATTTGGACCAAATCCATTAATGACTACAAGTGATTTTTTAGAAAAAATAGTTTGGCTTAGAGAGAAAACAAAAAACTGTTTTATTTATCCTTCATATGTATATGTTAAAGATAATAGTACTGGAAAAACTTCTAAAAAATTTACTGGTTTATGGCCATTAAATCCAGTTCAAGTTGATATTTTACAAGATGAATTAAATACACTTTTCTTAAAATTTTATTGGGAAGATGGTACTAATAGTACACTTCCATATAATGAAGTAATTCACTGGAGAAAAGATTTTAATGCACATAACTTTATGGGTGGTCCTGAAGATGGGGTAAGTCATGATGAAACTTTATTAAAAACTTTAAAAATAAATGAAACCTTATTACAAGGGATTGATAAAAGTATAAAGGCAAGTTTCAGTATAAGAGGAATTATAAAAATTAATTCTATGATGAATGATGAAAAACAAGAAGAGGAAAGAACAGCTTTCGAGAAAAAATTAAATAATTCTAAAAGTGGAATATTGCCAATAGATATGAAAAGCGAATATATTCCATTGGACTTTAATCCAGTTACAGTTGATAAAGAAATATTAGAGTTTATACAATATAAGATTTTAAATCATTATGGAGTATCACTTCCAATATTAAGAGGAGATTTTACTGAAGAAGAGTTCCAAGCTTTTTATGAAAAAACTTTAGAACCTATGGTAATATCTCTTGGAAGATCATTTAGTAAAGTTTTATTTTCAGAAGGAGAATTAAATTTTGGAAATGAAATAGTTTTTTATGATTATGGACTTAATTTTACTAATACAGCAAATAAAATAAAGGCTGTAGATATACTAAGTAGAGTTGGTGTGTTAACAGGAAATCAAATTGCTAGTATGTTTGGATTCCCACCATATGAAGGGGGAGAAGTTAGGATAATGAGTCTTAATTATATAAATAAAGATATTGCTGATTTATATCAAATGTCAAAATTTGAAAAGAAAGTAGGTGAGAATAATGGAAAAAATAAGAAATGAGCTTTCGGTAATGAGAAGCTTTAAAATGAATGACATGATTACAAGAGCTTTAGAAGAGGAGAATAAAAATAGTATAGAAGGCCATGCAGCTGTATTTAATCAAACTACCGATATAGGTGGTTTTTTTTATGAAGTAATTGAAAGAGGAGCCTTTGATGGCTGTGATTTTTCAGACGTGGCTTTATTTGTAAATCATGGTCAAGACGAAATTCCACTTGCAAGAAGTAGAAATAATGATATTAATTCAACAATGCAAATATCTATTGATGATATTGGATTGTTTATGAAGGCTAAACTAGATGTAAGAGGAAATCAAAATGCAGCTGCTTTATATTCAGCTATTGAAAGAAAAGACATTGATGGCATGAGCTTTGCTTTCAGAATTAAAGAGCAAATTTGGGAGAACTTAGATTCTTCTATGCCAACAAGAAGAATTACTAAGATAGCAAAGGTTTATGAGGTAAGTGCTGTAAACAATCCAGCTTATGAAGCTACTGAAATTTATGCAAGAGATAAAAATGCATTGGAAGAAGCTAAAATATCTTTAGATAATGCTAGATCAACTAGTAAAAATACTGACTTAGAATTAGAAAGAGAAAAATTAAAATTGAAATTAGAATTAATGGAGGAATAAAATTTATGTTAAAAGCTCAATTACAAAAAATGATAGATAAAAAAATTAATCAAAGAAAGGCTTTAAAGGATAAAGCTGATAAGGCTACAACTGTTGAAGAATTAAGAAATATTCAATCAGAAGCGGATGCTCTTGGTTCTGAAATAGATGAGTTAAGAAGTATATTAAATTCAAAAGAAGACGATATAGATGGTGCTGGAGATGATGACGAAGATATTAATAATAGATCAAAGAATTTAGGTGGTGGATTTAATCCATTAAGTACCTATGGAATGAGAGATAGAAATAACAATTTAGGAAATGACTTAGAATATAGAACTGCGTTTATGAAATGTGTTTTAGGAGGTACACCAATTCCAGATGATGTTGTACCAGCAGAAGAAAGAGCAGCAGCTACAACTGTAACAAGTGATATAGGAGTTCTTATTCCTAAAACTGTTATGAATAAAATTATAGAAAAATTAAAATTCTATGGAAATATATTTACAAGGGTTACTATAACAAATATAAAAGGTGGAGTATCAATTCCTAAGGCTAGTGCTAAACCAGTAGCAACTTGGGTTAGTGAGGGGAAAGTTGCAGATAAGCAAAAGAAAGAGGTTAAAGGTAGCGTTGTATTTGCATATCATAAATTACAATGTAGAGTAGCAGTATCATTAGAAGCGGATACTACTTCATTAGCTATATTTGAATCAACAGTAATAGATAATGTATCTGAAGCTATGATTATAGCTATTGAAGAAGCTATAATAAAAGGATCAGGAACAGGACAACCACTAGGAATAATTAATGATACTTCTATTGAAGAAAGTCAAAAAATAGCTGTTGCCGAAAAAGATTTAGGAAGCTGGAAATCTTGGAGTAAAATATTAGCTAAAGTCCCACTATCTAAAAGAAATGGTGCTGTAATAATTTTAAATAGTGAAACTTATGAAGGCGATATCTGTGGTATGGTAGATGCAAATGGACAACCAGTTGCAAGAACAACTTATGGAATTGATGGAACTGAAACATATAGATTTAAAGGAAAAGAAGTTATTCAAGTTGAGGATCATTTACCATCATTTGATGCAGCTGAAAATGATGCTGTATTTGGAATAATAGTAAACTTAAAAGATTATATGTTTAATTCTAATTTACAAACAGCAATAAAAAGATATTTTGATGAAGATACAGATGAATGGATTACAAAAGCTACAGCTTTAGGTGATGGAAAATTATCAGATTCACAAGGTGTAATTTTATTAAAAAAAAAGCAATAGCTGAAAGGAGTAATGAAGTAGAAGAGAGAATATAAATTCTCTCTTTTTAATTATTATGAATGATGAAGAATTATTAAAAGAAGTTAGAGAATATTTAAGAGCAAATGAAGAGGATAATAAGGAAATTCAATCTTTAATAAATGCAGCTAAAGCGATACTAACTAAATCAGGAGCAAAAAGAGGATATTGAAAACCCTCAATATGTATTATGTATAAAGTTAATAACATCTCAATTTTATGAAAAGAGAATGCCTGCATCATCTAATGTAAATAAAAGTTTTGTATTATCATTAAATTCATTGATTACACAACTTTCAAGATAAGGGGTTGATATTTTGAGAATAATTGATCCTGGAGAGTTTAGAAATATTATAGAAATCCAAAGAGAGGTTTCAGGTAAAGATGAAGATAATAGACCTACTTTAGAATGGAAACCTGTTTTAGAAAAAGTAAGAGCCAAAGTATTAAATGTAAGAGGTGAGGAGTTCTTTGAAGCAAATGGAAAAGGCTTTAAAGTAGCTAAAACTTTTTATATAAGGGCTTTGAAAAGTATAGAAATAACTGAAAATGATAGAATTGTTTTTAATAAAATTCCTTACAATATTATTTATGTTAATGATATTGAAGAGAGAGGAGTCTACTTAGAAATTAAAACTGAGTATATAAAATAATGGGGATTAAGATTGATGGCATTGATAACTTATTAAATAAATTAAATAAGTTATCTCATATAGAAACAGAAAAAGCAATTAATGAAGTAGCTGAAGAACTCGAAAAGAAAATATCGAGTAAAGCAAAAACTTTTTCAGACACAAGTTATATGTATGTTGGAAAGGGAGAAACTAGGAAATATGGGTTAAGTTGTTATGTTGATGTAGGATTCAGTAAAGATAATGCTCCATTTGATTTATGGAAATCTCTTTGGTTTCATAATTGGGGTTACTTTGATAAAGGTTTGAATTTTAGAGGGAAAATATATATAAATATACATCAATTTTGGTTTAATGAAGCTGTTAAAGATTCTAAGAGTGATATACAAAAGAGGCTTAAACAAAAATTAAAAGCTGAAATAGGTGAAGCTTTAAGGTGATTTTATGAATGAAAAAATAAAAAATGTTTTAGATAGTATAAAGTTTAAAAATTCCTATTTGGAAAGAGATTCAGAGGATGAAGAATGTGTTGTATATAATTATTTCTCTAATGGTATTGTCTTTGCAGATAATAAAGAAAGAATAAGAGAATATACAATACTATTAAATGTTTATTCTAATAAAAGAATAGATTTTAGAAATGAAACTGTAAGAAAAGCTATGCTAGAAGCAGGATTTAAAGGGGGACAAGTTCAAGTCCCTTTCAAACTGCAAAATGGATTTTACAATACAGCCATAAAATTCAAAGGATTCGTATAAATAGAAAGGAAAGTGATAAATAATGAATGAAAGAGTAAAAGAAGGATGTAAAAAGTGTATGTTTGCTCCAATGAATGAAGGAGGAACAGATTTTGAAACTCCTGAAAAATTAGAGGGATTAGTTGAATTACAATATCAATACACTTATGCTGAAGGAAAAGCTGATGCTGATAATGAAACAAAGATATATAAAAAGAAGCCAACAGGAGCAGATTTTACTTTAACTTTCTTAAATGTTCCAACAAAAACTGTAGCAAAAATATTAGGTAAAAAATATTCTAAGGGAGGGATGGAAACAGGAACTGGTGATAATCCAATACCAGTTGCTCTATTATTCCAAGAAACTTATAGTGATAATAGTTATGTTAATACTGTTTTTTATAATGTAAAACTTTCTAGGGATGAGAATTCAGCTAAGTCTAGTTCTTCAGATAATATAGAGTTTACTAATATAACATTAACAGGAAAAGCAATTCCATTTACTAATGAACATGTTGAAGGAGCTATTGATTTCAGAATTGATTCAGCTGAAAGTGATGTAGATCAAAATAAATTACAAAAATTCTTTGAAAAGGTTAGATATCTTAGTGAAGAAGTAGCATAGTGAAGAGCATCTTATTTAGATGCTCTTTTGTTTTTAAGAAAGGAGCGTATATGAGTTTATTAAAGAAAAAATTAGATTTAATTATAGATGGTGAAGAATATGTAATTATGTTTGATATGAAAAGCATAGCTGTTTATCAAGAGATAACTCAAGTAAGTTTTTCGGAGGGGTTTTTCAAGCTTCAACTTTTAGATGATGAAGCAGCAATAAATTTTATTGCATCAACTCTAAGAAAAAGTGAAAATCCTAATGAACCATTAGGTAAAGAGTTTATTGAGGAAGGAAATTTATTATTTGCATTAACTGTTTTAAGAAACTCAGTTATAGAATATGTAAATATGTCTTTACCAGAAGTTAAACCAGGAAAAAAGTAAATGGTAGCAATAATACTAGAGAAAATATGGATCTTGATTGGTTGTATTATTGTTACACAACTATATTAGGAAAAAGAGAAGAGGAGTTTTGGGAAGCAACTCCAGCAAAAGTATTTAAGCAAATAGAAGTTCATAGTGACTTTATTAATAGGAATAAAAGAAGTAATAACATCAACAACTCCCATGAAATAAAAGATGAAGCAGTGGTATTAAAAGTTTTAGATTAAAGGAGGTGGGAGATTGGCAGATGAAGAATTATTGGTTACCCTTGGTGTACAAGATAAGGGAGCCAGTAAACAAATACAAGCATTAAATAAAGAGTTAAGGTTCCTGGATAAAGAATACAAAACTACAGCTAAGGGAAGTAAAGACTTTGAAAAAAGCCAGGAAGGATTAAAGGCTAAATTAAGTAATTTAGAAAAGAAATATGATATACAAAAAGCAAAGCTTGAAGCATATAATAAAAAATTAAATGAATCTAAAGAAAATATAAATAAGAAAAAATTAGAGTTAGAAAAATTAAAAAATACTGAAGGCGATAATACAAAAGCTATAGAAAAGGCAGAGAAGCAACTACAAACTTATAAAAATCAAATGAATAGTGCTACTAAAGAAATTTCTTTAACTGAAATTGAAATGAAAAATTTAGAAAAGGAGATTTCTAATACTGGCCAAGCTTTAAATAATATCCCTTTAGAAGAATATAAAAAAAAGATAAAAGAATTAGATGAGCATCATGCTAAAGTTAGTGAAAGATTTAGAACTATTGGAGATAATGTACATAAATTAGGTGATGGTTTATTGAAGCTTTCAGCTCCAGTTTTAGCTATTGGTACAGCAAGTGCAAAAATGGCTAGTGATTTTCAAACAGCATTTGCCAAGGTAACAACAATAGCTGATGAAAATGAAGTTAGCTATGATAAAATGAAAAAATCAATTATTGATTTATCTAACCAAACTGGTATATCTGCTTCTGAAATATCTAATAATGTTTATGATGCAATTTCAGCTGGACAAAAAACAGGTGATGCTGTTAACTTTGTTACAAATTCAACTAAATTAGCGAAAGCAGGATTTGCACAAGCTGGAGATAGTTTGAATTTATTAACTACAATACTTAACTCTTATGGAATGGAAGCAAGTAAAGTAACTGATGTTAGTGATAAATTAATTACTACTCAGAATATAGGTAAAACAACTGTTGCTGAATTGGCTCAAAGTATGGGTAAAGTAATACCTACTGCTAAGGCGTTTGGAGTTAATTTAGATAATGTCACTACAGCATATGCAGAATTAACAGCCAAAGGTATCGCAACAAGTGAAGCAGGTACTTATGTAAGTTCTATGTTTAATGAGCTTGGAAAACAAGGTACAAATGCAAGTAAGGCACTTAAAGATGTTAGTGGAAAGACATTCCAAGAATTGATTGGAAGTGGAAAATCATTGGGTGATATACTTGCAATAATGGATGAAGGAGCTAAGAAAAATAAAAAATCTCTAGCTGATATGTTTGGAAGTGCTGAGGCTGGTAAAGCAGCTATGATTATAGCTACTAATTCAGGAAAAGATTTCAACAATATGCTTTCACAAATGAAAGATAGTGCTGGGGCAACTCAAAAAGCATTTGATAAAATGAATGCAACACCAGCTGAAAGAATGGCCATAAGTGTAAATAAAATTAAAAATGAAATGATACGATTTGGAGAAAATATTTTACCTATGATGGACCAAGTATCAAATGTAATAAGTAAAACAGCTGATTGGTTCGGTAAAATGAGTGAAGAAGAACAAAAGACAATCATAAATACTACTTTACTAACAACAGCACTTGGTGGAACATTAAAAGGATTTGGTAGTGCAGCAAGAGGAGCAGGAAGCCTAGTAGATATATATAGAAAGTTATCTAAGAAAGCAGCTGAAAACTCTAAACAGATGAAGCTATTAAGTAGTTCAGCTGATTTAACTACAAAGGGGGTAGGAAATTTAACTGGTGGGTTTAAATTGCTTAATCCCGCAACTATAGCAGTAACAGCTTCAATAGCAGCATTAGCAGCAGGAGTAGAAATTTATAGAACTCATAGTGAATTAATGAATAAGAATATTTTATATACTACAGATCAAATGAGTTGGTTAGAAAAAGCAGTTGCTAAATTTACTGGTGTTAACGCAAAATCTAAGGAAGAGTTAATTCAGATGGGATTAGTTTATAAAGATTTTTCGCAAAATATAAGTAAAGAGTTCCAGGAGAAAGTAATTGAAAGTACAGCAAAGGTAAATGACTTTAATATGAAATTAGCTGAAATTAATGTTGATGGAGTTATAACAAAAGAAGAATCTGAAGCTTTAGAAGGTAGAGTTACAGAAATGGCTGATAGTGCTATAAATGCAATAAAAGCTAAACAAGAAGAATCCAATAAAGCTATGAAGGAATTCTTTTTAAGAGATGATGTATTAAGTGAAAATGAAAAGGTTGTTTTAGAATCGCTTGAAAGGATATCAAAAACCAATATTGATGAAGTTACAAAACTAAAAAATGAAATATTTGAAATAGAACAAAAAGCTTTGGAAGATAAGAGAGGTTTAAGTGAGGAAGAAGTTAATCTTATAAAAGAAAAAAGAGATAGAATAGCTCAAATAGAATTACAATCTATAGGAAAAACACAAGAAGAAATATTATATGCTCAAAATGAATTTCAAAATAGATTAAGAAGTATAAGTCTTGAAGATGCATCTAAACTTGTAGAAGAAAAAGCTAAAATAAGAGATGATGAATATGTAAAAATAAAAAGCTCTTATGACACCAAAATAGCAATGTTACAAGAAAATTTAAGTCAAGCTAATGACATAGAAAGAACAGCAATTCAGGAGCAAATAGATTCATTAACAGCTGAAAGAGATCAAAAACTTAAAATTAATGATGAGTTATATGAAGGTTACCTAAAAACTTTAGGTGAGAAAAATCCTGAAATTTTGGCTCAAATAAATAAGTTTAATGGAGAAATACTTAGTGGAGAAGATCAAAAATCACAAGAAATGCTTAGTAAGTTAACAGCTCAATACGAAGGATTAAAGAATATAACCGAATCAGGTAATTATATTATGGTAAATAGTACAACTGGAGCATGGGAAGCAGTTTCGGTTACAGTAGACCAGAAAACAGGAGAAATAACAGGGGTTTATGATTCATTTCATAATAATGTCGGTGGATATACTGCTGCTATTTCAAATGAAGTTAAAGAAATGGCTAAACAACATAAAGTATCAGCTATTGATGTTAATAGAGCTCTAAATGATATGAGTGGAACTACAATAAATGCATCAGGACAGATTGTAGATGCTAATGGTAATATTATAGCTTCTTTACAGGATGTAAAGAGTAATGCAGATGGAACTAGAGAAGGTGTACTAAATTTAAATGGAACACCTATTAATGTTAAAGCAAATACTTCAGGAGCTATAAGTAATTTAAATGAAGTACAAAATAAGGTTGATAATTTAAATGGAAAAAGTTTCACTGTAACAGGATGGATTCAAACTAAAATAGAGCAAGTTGGTAAATGGCTAGGATTTGCCAAAGGTACTAATAACGCACCATCAGGAACACACTTAGTAGGTGAAGAGGGATTTGAGATAGCTACTAAAGGAAATAAAATGACTTTAGTCGGTTTAAGTGGTCCTGAGTTTAGGAGATTTAGTGGTGGAGAAAAGATTATTCCACACAGTAAGTCGGTTAACATGTTGAGAGATGTAATATCTAGTGGCAGTTATTTTTCACGAAATAGCCTTGAAAGTCAGAATTTAATAAATAATATAAATAATAATTATATTCAAAATTCTAATATAAATAATAATTTTAATGCTGAATCTAAATTAGAAGAACTAACTGATAAATTAGTTTCGGGTATGATATTAGCTTTTGAAAAATTAACGTTAGAGAATAATGTTAAAGTAGGCAATAGAGAACTTGTAGATGTAGTTTCAAATCAATTAGCTGTAAGGTGTAGAAGGAGGTAAAATATGTTCGCTAATGGAATAGATATAAAAAAGTTTAATGCTACTGTTAGTAAAAAGTTAATACAACCTTCTAAAATAGATAAAGATGAAATCTCAAAGAGTATTACTATAAAAATTTTATTTGAAGGTAAAACAAGAGATGAAATTTATGAAAATATATCAAAATTCAATGAATTATTTTTAGATGAAGCAACAATAAAATTTAAAAATTTAAGTAATTATTTTAAGGGGAAGATTAGGGATTCTTCTATAGAAGATACTGAATTAGATGAATGGTTATATTTAAATATTGAATTTGAATGTAAGGCTTTTGGAAGTGAAATAATTGAAAGTTTAAATAGAATAACTACTAAAACAATAAATGTATTAGGGACCTATAAGACTAAAGCTATCGTTGAAATTACTCCAAGTATAGATTTAGTAGATTTAAAATTAGATGGTTTGGCCAATGATCCTATAATAATTAGAAATTTACATGCAAATAAAAAAATAATAATAGATGGTAAAGAGGGAACTATCCTAGAAGAAGGTGCTAACAAGTTTAAAGACACCGAAGATTTTTGGGAGTTTCCTTTTTTAATGCCAGGAAACAATGAAATTATTTTGAGTAAAAATAGTTGTGATGTGACTATAAGATATGAACCAAGATATTTATAAAGGAGAGTGTAATTATGTCTAGTATAACAACAATAATTAGTAACTCAGATGGGAAAGTTTCATTAACACAAATGGATTCTAAAGGGTTTAGGGTTGAGATAAATGATGGAGATTTAAATATAAACTCTTTAAAAGTTCCTGAGGAATTTTTAAAAGAATTTGAGGGAGTTAAAGCATCTATAGAAAAGTTAGATGTAAGTAAGTGTGAAAAGATTCCTGAATTTATAGCTATGATAGGAAATAAATTAAATGAAGCTATTGAAGTTATAAATATATTAAAGACAGAAAATGAAGTTTTAAAAAATAAAATAGAAACTAAAGTAAGCTTACAAGATATTGATAATTCTTTAGCTAAAATAAAAAATACAGAAAGGGTGAGATATTGATGTTACCTGCAATTAAATTAAAAATGGACAGAATTCTTAGATTATTTAAAAATAAGAATCTGTCCACTAATTCTAATGATAAATACCAAACTATAAAAGTTGGTCAATTAACAAAAGAAGAAATGATTAGATTTAACTTAGGACCTTATTCAAAATAAAGCACACCAGCTTCAATTTCGTTAAAAGGTCTATTAAATCTAAAAATATGTTTTCCTGGGATCATTTCTTCGCATACAATAAGTCCATTTTCATAGGTTGTAATGCGTTGAAATCTTCCAGGTATATTGATGACTATATTTTCTTTTCTTTTAAAAACTCCAGGAGCTCTTAAACTTATAGCTTCAGGGTGAATATTGTCATCTTTATAGTAAACATGATTTAAATTTTGTTCTATTGTCATTAGTTTTCACCTCCCTTCTAATTAGATACTAACATAAAAAGGAAGAGATGTTAAAAATAATTGAATATTTAGAAAAATAAAAAAAGAAAGAAGGAATATAAAATGTCAGAAGCAAAAGTAACAAGTGTGATAATTGAAACAACAAATTTAAATTCAACTGTAGAAATAGAAAAAGATGGATTAAAACAACCAGTTATGACAATTAGTTGTAGTTTATCTCAAAATTCAGTTGCTAATATACAAACTTATGTTACTAATCAACAATTGTTTTTAGAAAATAGTCAAGCTGTTGTTGCAGAAGTAACTAAGTTTAGAAATAAAGCTACAGAGGTAGCAAAACCATTAAATTGCTTTGTATTTTAGTATAAGGGCTTACATTTCGTAAGCTCTTTTTATAATCAAATTTTAAGAAAGAAGGTTTTAAATTATGTCAAATAAAAATAATAAAAAATTTCAAAAGAATAAAGGAAATAAGGAAACTATAGTTGATGTTGACTACAAAGATGTTAACAAAAAAGAAGAGGTTAAGCCAACTTTTACAGAAGGGAATTACGTAGTTACGGTAGTTTCTAAGGGAGAAATACTTAAAAAACTTGCAGTAGCAGGAGCAGAAATTTATGTAACTAAATTGGCAGATGGAGGCCTAACTGTAGACCTTAAATAGGAGGAAAGTTAGACTATGATAGAATTACGTGATAAAGATAAAAATAGAGTAGCTGGATTAGTTGATTATGAAAATTTATGTATAGAGAGTGTTTTAGAGAGTGGAGATAAGACACTCTCTTTTTATTATCCTAAAAAGGGTAAATATTATGATGAAATAGTAGAAGAAGCATATATTAGAACTAAAAAAGATGAGTTTGTAGTTAAAGCTAGAGAACTTGATGAGGATTATACTAAATTTGAATGTTCGCTTAACTTAGAAGAACTTGAAGGAAACATATTTGATAGGTTTGAAAGTGTAGAGCAAACAATAACTTCAGCTTTAAATTTAGCTGTAGTAGGAGCTGGTTGGACAGTAAAGGATAATACACTAAAGAAAAGGAGAACTGTTAGGTGTACTAATAAGAGCTCTTTGGAAATAGTAAGAGAAATTAAAAATGTTTATAGAGTAGATATAGTTTTTAATACCTTAGGAAAGCAAATAGAAGTTTATGAGCATTTAGGAGAAGACAAAGGGACTTATTTTATAGATTCGCTTAATCTTATAGCTCTACAAGTTCAATCAGATTCTCGCCAATATGCAACAAGAATAATAGCTGAAGGAAAAGATGGTTTAAGCTTTTCAGATATTAATAATGGGAAAAACTATGTAGAAAATTATCAATATTCTAATAAGGTTAAAACTATTTATTGGAAGGATGAAAGGTATAGTGTAAAGGAAAATCTTTTAGAGGATGCCAGGGCTAAATTAGAAGAACTTTCAAAGCCATTTCGCTCTTACAGTGCTAGCATATTAAATCTAGCTGAATTGAATCCTAGATATAGCTCTATCTTAGATTTTAAATTAGGAGATGCAATTAATCTTATTTCCAAGAAAAATAAAATTAAAGATAAGCAAAGAATAGTTAAAACTATAGAGTGGCCACAAGATCATACTAAGGATAGTGTTGAACTAGCTAATGCAACTCTAAAGTTTGAAGATATACAACAAGAAAATCAAGAAACTACAGATACAGTTTCTAATATTACTACAGACAATGGTACCATCAATGGAAGTACAATAGATTCTATACAAGTTAAGCAAATAGAAAATTTTGAAGCCAATGTATTAAAAGTCACTAAATTAGAAGTCATAGAAGCAAGTATTAATCATTTAAGTGTAATTAAAGCGGATATACAAGACCTTAATGTAGTAAAAGCTAATATAGGTATATTAGAGGCTACAAAAGCTAATATTACCGAATTAAATTCTGTAAGAGCAGATTTACAACAGGCTATAATTGGTAAGGCTAATATAACGGACTTAAACGCAGCAGTTGGGAAAATACATGTATTAGAATCTAAGACGGCTAGTATAGAAAATGCTCTTGCAGGAAATTTAACAGCAGAAAATTTTAAAGCTAATTCTATAGTTGCAGGAAGTGGAATAATTGCAGAAGGAGCTATTGGTTCAGCTCAAATAAGTTCATTATCCGTAAATAAATTAGAAGCTGGTGATATTACAACTAGCAAACATAGAATTGTTAGTGCTGATGGAACTATAGAAATTGTGGGTAATCAGATTCTTATTAATAGAAATAATATCAACAGAGTTATATTAGGAGAATATAGGAAATCAGATGGTACTACAGAGTATGGATTATTAGTTAGAGCTAAAGATGGCCAAACTATAATGTTAGATGGTAATGGAGTACATAACGCTGGTATTACGGATGGAGCTATAGATAATAATAAAGTAGCTGATAATGCTAATATAAGTGGTAATAAGCTAGATATAAATAGTGTTATTAGAGAAGTAAACAATAATGGTACTGAAACTATTAAGGGTACTAAGGTTACTGTAGGGGATAGAACTTTAGATGTAGAACTATCTACACAAAAAAATACTATTACAGAACATAGTAAAGAATTATCTAGTCAAAAAGCTTCCTTAACCGCTTTAGATAATGCATTAAAGTTTAAAGTAGATAGTCAAACTTTTACTCAGTCTACAGAAACTATTAATAGTAATATTAATAGAGCTAAAGAAGAAGCAATTAAAGCTGCTGAAAATTTAGCATTAGAAAAATCTAACTTAGCTAAAAAGTACGCGGATGAAGTTGCTACAGCAAAAGCTAATTTAGCTAAGACGGAAGCTATAGCCAATGCAGATGGGAAGATAAGTGCTGAGGAACAAAAAAGAATACAACAAGCACAGGTGAATCTTAATACAGCAATTTCTAAAGCAGATAAGGCAAAACAAGATGCAATAGATGAAGCTAATAGAGTAGCAGAGTTAAAGAAACAAGAAGCTATAAATAGTGCTAATAGCCACGCTGATAGTAAAGCAAATGAAGCTCTTAATAATGCTAAAGCTTTTGTTAATGCAGAAATAACAACCGTAAACTCTCATTTGAATAAAGCAACAGCAGAAATAAATGTCTTGAAAAAACAAATAGAATTAAAAGTTGGTCAAAGTGATGTTGATAAGAGTATTGAAGATGTTAAATTTGGTGGAAGAAATTTATGGTTAAATACAGCTTTTTTAAATGGAACTAATCATTTTGGATTTTATGGATGTGAAAATATAAATGTAATAAACATTGAAAATGAAGATTATAAAGCTGTTGAATTTGTTTCAAATAACTTAAATGGTGGAATTTATCAAAGAAATGGTGGAAATAATCAAAAAATTATACCTTTTGAAAAAGGAGAAAACCTTATAATAAGTGGTTATTTTAAATGTTCTTCTACAGCTAAACTTAGGATAAGTTTAGAAGGAAGTTCTTATGGTAAAAGTTTTACACCTAAAGCATCTAATGAATGGACTTATTTTGAATTGAAAGCTGTTGGTGATGGAATTGTTCATACTTTCACTTTATATGGTTCTAACAATAATAAATATACTATTAGGCAAATAAAAGTTGAAAAAGGAACAAAAGCTACAGACTGGACAAAAGCTCCGGAAGACACAGATCAATTAATAGTAGATAATATTAAAACAGTAACAGATAAAATAACTACAGTAGAAAGTAAATTTACACAAGAAAATAACAGTATAAAGGCTAGTGTGCAAGATTTAAACTCTACTACACAAAGCATTACAACTAATGTAAGTAATATAAATAGAGATTTAACAAGTAAAATAAATTCTAATTTAGATGCAGCTAAAAGTTTTGCTACAGATATAGCTATAGCAAAAGCTAATCTTGCAAGAGAACAAGCTATAGCTTCAGCTGATGGCAAGATTACAGAAGAAGAAAGAAAGAGAATACAACAAGCACAGGAAAATCTTGATACGGCTATAGCAAGAGCAGATAAAGCTAAACAAGATGCAATTAATGCAGCAAGTACAGATGCAACTAATAAAGCTAATAATGCTTTAAATAGTGCTAAAGCTTTTGTTAATGCAGAAATAACAACAGTTAATAATAAAGTGCATAACGTAGAAAGTAATATTGATATATTAAAAAATAAAATTGCTCTTAAAGTTGAACAATCAGACATAGATAAAACAAAAACAGAGTTAATTAATAAGATAAATGTTGTAGATAATTTAGCTAATAACGCTAAAGATTTAGCTAGTGCCATGAGCTTAGGTAAAATGTTATTTAGTGATCCTACATTTAAAAATAGTTCTAACAATATTAAAACTTACAATAACAATGGAAATGGAACAGTAACAACTTCAAGAATTTCTAAAATAAATGGATGTCCAACTGATTCACAATATTGTATAGAAGTAAAAACTGTTGGAAGTGCAAGTCCTAACCATGGTGGATTTTATTTTGGAAATATGACTAGAGCAAATGCAATATTTGTAACGAAAATTATTGCTAAAATTCCAGTTGGATTAAGAATAGGGTGGTATTCAAATTCAACAGGGAATAATGGGAGTTCTAAATGGTTAACATCAGTAAATGGAACAGGTAAGTGGGAAGAGTATATACATTTATTAAAATGTGGTGATACAGGAAGTTTTTCTAGTACCAGTTTCTTTGCATTAGATGGAGGGGGAACTCCAACATCTAGCAATCCAATAATTTGGCATATAGCTTATGCAACTGTTTTTGATATAACTGAAAATGATGAATCAGTTAATGTATTAAAAACTGAAATGTCAACAGCTAAGAATAAGGTGGCAATAATAGAAACTAATTTAGACAGTATAACTCAAAGAATAAGTTCTACTGAAAGTAAAACACATTCTATAGAAACTACATTAGGTGGAAAAGCATCTAAACAAGAAGTTGCAGAAGTTAATAATAGAGTTGCTACTATTAAAGCTAACTTAGATTCTATTACACAAAGAGTTTCTAATACAGAAAGTAAAACAAATAGCTTAGAAACAAATATAAATGGTAAAGCTAGTAAGCAAGAATTAACAGTAGTTAATAACAAAGTTACAGAAGTTACAGCTAGTTTGAATGGAATCACTCAAAGAGTAGGAAACACGGAAAGTAGAATAAATGCTTTAGATGGAAAAGTAGCTGGAGCTGTAACATTACAACAATTTACAGAATTCAAACAAAGCAATGATAAATTTAAATTTACTGTAGAACAAAGAAGTAGTGTATCAAATATACTTCCAAACAGTTCTTTTCATGGTGGAGATCGTGGGTGGCTTCATGGTGGAAATGAATTTTGGTCTGGTCCTTATAGTGGGTATGGATTTAAGGGAAGAATTACTGGTGCAATAAAAAATAGAGCAGCATATAACAATCCAGAAAGATACTTACAAACTCATAAAGCTTATAAAGTTAAAAAGAACACTACTTATACAATAAACTTCCATTATATTTGTGAAAAGAATGTTCAATCAATGGATGCTTTTGTTGTTTTAAGTGATACTGAACATGGTGATTATGCACAACCAATTTGTGTATTAACAGCTCAAGGTGGTTCTCAAAGTAATGCAACTGAAGAAAAACCATTTACATATAAATTTAATACAGGTAACCATGAGTGGGTATGGATTAGATTTGACCATAATGGAATGAAAAGTGGCGTTAATTGGGATGAATTTTGTTGGGTTTATGTTAGTGAAATTGGAATCTATGAAGGTGATGTCGGAGCTGTTAAGTGGACACCAAAAGGTGGAGAAGTTTATTCAGCTAACTATCAAATGGATGGTCTAGGATTCAAAGGGACTTTTGAAGATGGTACTTATGCATCTTTAGGTAAAGATGGACTTGAATGGTTTAACGCTGGTACTGGACATGCATATCATGCATTAACATACGTAACCTCATTCGACATTCCAATTGGTAATCCAGGTAAAGCATATATAAAACTACCAGCTGAATTTACTAAAAGAAGAAACTCTCTTAAATGGACAGTCGCATTAAGAGGATATTATTACTCAACAAGTGGCGATTTCTTCCCATTCCATATACATTGTACTGGTGGGAGGGATTATATAGAAAATGGACTTGTTGTATGTGAAGTTCAAGGTTACTGTAAAATACAAAATGCCCAAAATGCTGGTGATGTACAGTTTAGACCACTTACAGCTATGTTAATAGCTATAGCTTAAATAGAAAGGAGGGTTATTATGGATAATTCTATAAAAAACTTTGAAAATAAAGTTACTTTATTTTATTCTCAATCAACTGGAGATATAAAACTTCATGCTGGTGGAATACAAGATATGAGTTATTTTGGTCCTGAAAGAGATGACTATAATTATAAATTTATAGTTGTAGATAAAGATTATTATTTACTTAATAATTTAGAAAATTTTAAGGTTGAAAATGGAAAGTTAAAATTAAAAAGTAATAGTATATTAGCTAAATACATGTAGGAAGGAATAGACTATGGAAAATATATTTGATTATTTAAAGATGGGGATTGTAGCAATAGGAACTTTATTTACATGGCTATTAGGAGCATGGGATACCCCTTTAGTTATACTTATAGTTTTAATGTCTTTAGATTATATTACTGGTATTACTAAAGGTTATGTTAATAAAGATTTAAGCAGCAATATAGGACTTAAAGGAATAGCAAGAAAGGGAATTATTTTCACTATTCTTATAGTAGCTGTAATGTTAGACAGACTTTTAAATACAGGAAATTGGATATTTAGAACTTTGGTATGCTATTTTTACATAGCTAATGAAGGTATAAGTATTATAGAAAATGCAAGTAAACTAGGTGTACCAGTACCATCTAAATTAAAAAATGCGTTAATACAACTTAAAGAAGATAAAGAGGATCATAAGAAATTATGATTCTTTTTTTATAAATAAAATTAAGAAAGAAGGAATTAAAATGTTAAAAACAATTTTAAAATTAGTAATTAAAGTATTAGAAAGTAAATTACAAAAAAGTGGGTTAGAAGAAAAGATAATAAAAAATAAACAGTATATAGATGTAGCAAAGCAAGTGTGGAATGTAGTTGAAGAAAACTTTCGTATCACAGAATCAGTAGAAAAGAAATTAAGTTCTAAAGCTTATGAATTTGACAAAATGATGATGGATAAGTTTCCAGAGTTATCACCAACAGATGTAAAAGAATTAAGACAAAGTATTGCTGGAGAAGTTAATAAAGGGAAAGAGGCTGTTTTAGAAAATTCAGAGATATTAAAGAAGTTACAAGAAGAAAACCAAGAGCTTAAGTCTAAGAATATTGATTTAGAAAGTAAACTAGCTGCAATATCAAACTATGTGCCAGTGGAAAACAAATAGTTTATTAAGGTAATAGATAGGACTAGAGATAGTCTTTTTTTATTGGATTTAATTATAGAAATTTAAAAGAAAGAAGGAATTAATAATGCAAAGTAGAAACAATAATAATTTAAAAGGAATTGATGTATCAAACTGGAAAGGAAATATAAATTTTCAAAGTGTAAAAAATGATGGTGTAGAAGTAGTTTATATTAAAGCTACAGAAGGTAATTACTTTAAGGATAAATATGCTAAACAAAATTATGAGGGAGCGAAAGAGCAAGGATTAAGTGTAGGATTTTATCATTTCTTTAGAGCTAATAAAGGAGCCAAGGATCAAGCAAATTTTTTCGTGAATTATTTAAATGAAATAGGAGCAATTAATTATGATTGTAAATTAGCTTTAGATATAGAAACTACTGAAGGTGTAGGAGCAAGAGATTTAACTTCTATGTGTATAGAATTCTTAGAAGAGGTAAAAAGACTTACTGGAAAAGAAGTTGTTGTATATACATATACAAGCTTTGCAAATAACAATTTAGATAGTAGACTAGGTAATTATCCAGTTTGGATTGCACATTATGGGGTAAACACTCCAGGAGCCAATAACATATGGGATTCATGGGTTGGATTCCAATATTCAGAGAATGGAAGTGTAGCTGGTGTAAGTGGTGGATGTGATATGAATGAGTTCACTAATGGAATATTCATTGATTCAAATAATTTTACTTTAGACAATGCTACTACTAAAAATGTAAGTATTAAATTAAATATAAGAGCTAAAGGAACTACTAATTCTAAAGTAATTGGCTCAATATCAGCTGGCGAAACATTTAAAATAAAATGGGTTGATGAAGATTATCTTGGTTGGTATTACGTTGAGTATAATGGAATAGTTGGCTATGTAAATGCCGATTATGTAGAAAAACTACAAATGGCTACTACTCATAATGTAAGTACTTTTTTAAATGTAAGAGAAGAAGGATCATTGAATTCTAGAATAGTAGATAAGATAACTGCAGGTGATATTTTTAGAATTGATTGGGTGGATTCCGATTTTATAGGTTGGTATAGAGTAACAACTAAAAATGGAAAAGTTGGATTTGTTAATTCTGAATTTGTTAAGAAGATCTAATTAAGAAGTGATAGATAATTAATATTATCTATCACTTTTTTCATTTTTGAAGCTATTTATACAAATAAAGTTAATCTATATTTTAATTATTGTCATGCTATAAAACTTTATACTGATAAGGATATAAACTTTTTATATTAATAAAAATATTATATAATGTTAAACGGAAAATGATAAATTAGGAGGTAGTTATGAAGATAGGTCCTAGAAAACCAAGCTTAAAAAAAGTGTAAAATCAAGAACAACTGGAAAAGTAAAAAGACAAGTAAAAAAATCTATAAATCCTACATATGGTAAAAAGGGCATGGGATGGGTTAATGATCCTAAAAAGGCAGCTTACAATAAAGTATATAATAAGACAAGCTTTGATGCTATGGATGGATTAAAAAATGATAGTTCTAATACAGATGATGATGTTGTAACTTGTCTAAGTTGTGGATGTATAGCTTTTATTATAATTATATTATTTATAATTATATTTTTAATATTATAA